ACGATTAATTTTATCGTGCATTGTAAAATTTATGCCTCGTTCTCAAATTATTCGATTGCGTAATGAATTTGTAGAAATAGATCTTAGACAATGGGCTACTGAGTATGACATTGATGTTAACGTAGGGTTGGGAACAGGTACACAAAACGAAAAGACTGCAATGTTACTACAAATCGCTGGTAAACAAGAGCAAATTTTGCAACAATTAGGAATGGATAATCCTGTTGTTACATTATCGCAATACACCAATACATTATCAGAGATTGCTGAAATGGCTGGTTTTAAAGATACATCACGGTTCTTTAATAGTGGACAACGTATAGACCAAGAGGTGCAACAGCAACAGCAACAACAAATGGCTATGGACCAACAAGCTGCACAAGCTCAAGCGAATGTTCCTGATCCTGCTGTCATAAAAGCACAAGAAGAATTAAAATTAAAACGAGAAAAAATGGAAGCAGACATTGCATTAGAAAGAGAAAAAATGCAATTGAATTTTGAATTACGTAAACAAGAACTAGAAGCAGAGTTAGCCCTAAGAGCACAAGCAAGAGAATTAGGTGGCAATGTTTCAACTAACTTACCGAGGGCATAGATATGAGTTTTGGTGGATTTGATAATACTGTAGAACCAGGAACAGTAAATTTAGAATTTCCTGATGTTAGCCCTACTGTACCAGATGTTTTAAGTCTAAACCCTGTAGATATTGGAACACAATTTGGTCCAGAAGCCCAACGAGATTTGGAAGAAGCTCAACTAGCTCTGGAAATTGAACAACAACGTCAACAACAAACACCGATACAGACAGGTTTAGGTATTCTTGCAGAAGATGCTGATCCTTTTGTGCCATCAAATGTTTTACCTGAAATGGTAGTTGATGATGATGGAGGTACACTTAAACAACTTGCTATCCCTGTTCAAATTAGTGATGTTATTAGACAAGCAATTACACCACAAGACGGTGGCTTGTTAGGTGAAGCGTTAAGGGTAATTCCATACGGAGGTGTTTTAAGAACAGCAGGTAAAATTGGTAGAGACTTATTAAATACAGGTTATCAACCTACAGAACAAGATAGACAATTTATGGAAACAGCTTTCGCTCCAGACCTTGATGACATACGAAGAAGCGATCCAGAAACATCAAGGCAAATTGGATTGCCAGTAGAAGAACAGGAAACACCAGATCAATCACCTTTTTTTCAACCAGTAACAGATGTTGCATTTTTAGACCCAAGAGAGCCAAACTTACTTAACCTTACACCTGCAAATTTACAAGCATTTTTGACAGCTAGAAATTTACCGAATGTAGATTATCAAGCCCTAAATACTGCATTTGCACAACGACCTCCATTTGGACTACCCGTTGCGAGTAACACCAGTTTACCAAGTTTATTATCCTAAAGGACAAAATGACCGAAGGAAAAAGAAGAGAAGAGAGAGACAGGGGAGCAAGAGCACAAGCGATTTTGAAAGATCCACTTGTAGTAGAAGCTCTGGAAACCCTGGAACAACAATACATAGATGCTTGGAAAACAAGCCCCAACCGAGACGAGGATGGGAGAGAGCGTATCTACCTGTTGATGAAATCGCTTGAAGTTTTCAAGGGTCACCTAATTTCTGTTGTAGAGACAGGAAAACTTGCTGATAGAGAATTAAGCAAGAAATTTTAACTAAAATATAGGAGTTCAGAATGGCCGAGGCTACTGACAGACTAACTACGCATAGTGCCGTAGATTCCTTACTTAGTCGAAATGCCCCTCCAGAGGTAAGCAAAGACGAAGGTAAGCCCGTTGAGGAAAATATACAAGATACTCAACAAACAACTGAAGTTGAAGAATCGCAAGAGGAAGCAACGGAAGTTGAGACGGAATCAACCGAAGCTGATAATGACGGTGAAGAAGCCCAATCGGAAGAAGCAGAGGAAGAAGAAGTTGTAGAGGAAGTTGAAGAAACTCTCTACCGTGTAAAAGTTGATGGCAATGAATATGATGTTCCTGAAACGGAATTAATAAAATCCTATCAACTAGAAAAAACAGCACAACAAAGATTATCTCAAGCTGCTGAGGATAGAAAAACCTTAGAAGTAGAAAAGACATCTTTAGCTACAGAGCGACAAAAATACGCTCAAGGTTTGCAACAGTTGCAAGGTATGTTGGAATCCCAACAACCTGACGCAACAACCATAGAGAAGTTACGGCAAGAAGACCCTGTAGCTGCTCAAGATATGGAAATAGCCTACCTAAAAAGACAAGATGCACTAAGAAACGTAGCTGCAGAAAGAGAACAGTTACGTGGAGCTTGGTTAGCAGATGAACAAGTAAAACTAACGCAACGTATCCCTGAATGGCAAAACGCAGAAACACGAGCTAAAGAGCAAAGTGCGGTAGTCACATATGCACAACGTATGGGTTTTACTGATGCAGAGTTAAGTCAAGTTGATTCTCGTGCAACAGAGATTATTCGTAAAGCATGGCTTTATGATAGTCTTAAAAATGAAAAAGTGCCGAAAGCAAAAAAGATTGTTAAGAAAGCACCAAAACTTGTCAAAAAAGGCGGCTCCCCTAAAACAAAAGCAGACCATACTTCTGATGCACGTAAAAAGGCTTATCAGAAATTTGCTAAAAGTGGCAGTCGTGAGGCTGCTGTTAATTATTTACTTAACAAATAGGAGGGCTTAATGGCCAACTATCTAACTACAAATGCGATTGGAGAGAGAGAAGATCTTTCTGACGTGATAACTAGGGTGGACCCAGACGAAACCCCCGTTTTCAGTAATGCAAGAAAAATTGTTACAAAGGGTGTGACTCACGAATGGCAAGTTCAAGAGTTAGCTGCTGCTGCGAACAATAACTTCAATACTGAAGGTGCGGATTTTTCATTTACCAACCCTACAGCAACAACCAGACTTGGTAACGTACATCAAATTTTCGTTCAAGCTGCATCAGTCAGTAACACATTAGATGTTGTAGACAAAGCAGGAAGAGATCGAGAAGTAGCGTATGTAAAGTTAATAAAAGGTCTGGAACAAAGACGTGATATGGAAACAACTATCGTTATGAGTCAAGCTAAAAACAGTTCCGATCCTCGTAAGATGGGTTCTATTGCAGCTTACATGACTAATGTTGATAAAGTTTCTCCATCAACAACTGCAACTGGTGACGGAACAGACGTTACTGACGGAGCAGGAACCAACGCAGCTCTTTCACTTGCAAAAATAGATTCTGCAATGAAACTTGCTTATAATGATGGTGGACAACCAGACATTATGATTATGCATCCGAACAACAAAGTTGCTTTTAGTAATTTGAGTTCTGGTTCTGTTGCAGATGCACAGTTACAATACTCTGCACCAAAAGAGATTGCGATTGTAGGATCCGTCAGTATGTACTTGACTGATTTCGGAGAGTTGAATGTTGTCATTGATAGATTCATCGGTGACGAGCACGTTTGGTTACTCGATACAGATTATTATGCAATAGGGCATTTACCTGGTAGACTTTTCAGCTCAACTGAAGTTGCTGCTACAGGTGATGGTCAAAAATTTGCTATTGTATCAGAAGCAACTTACGTTCCAACTGCACCAAAAGCACACGGTGCTGTTCTTGATCTTAGCGGATCATAGAGTACAACTTAGAGAGGGGCTTCGGCCCCTTTCTTTTTTTAGAGGTTTTTATGTCAAAGAAATTGTTAAGTTCAAATCCTATTGAAAGAAAAAAAACTTATTTAACTTCTGATTCTGAAGGTTTAGGTATTGTAACAGAAACAAACACAACAGATTTGTTGCGATATAACCGACAAGAAGAAGCAATGTGGCGACCAGGTTCAATGATGGGTAATACACAAAAGCACATTCAACCTATCGCAAACATACCTACAGCAATTTATTACCAACTATTAGAAAAATTTGGTCCAGTCAAACATAACAAAAAAGCATGGATGAAATGGTTAAATGACCCAGACCATAAAGCATTTAGAACCACAGGTGGGAAACTGTAATGGCATTATCAACGTATTCTGATTTGAAAACTGCTATAGCTAATAATTTGGCTAGGACAGACCTTACAGATCAAATGGATGACTTCATAGATTTAGCAGAGGCACGATTAGGCCGTGAATTGAAAACTCGTAGTCAAGAATCTTCAACTAACGTGACCACAGGTGATGAATTTGTAAGTTTGCCTACAGATTTAAGAAGAGTACGTTTAGTTAGAATAACCACAGGAACACCATCCGTTTTAACGTCTAATACACCGCAAGATTTATTTTCTAATTTTGACACAGGTCAAGGTAGACCAACACATTTTACTATTATTGGCGAACAACTTATTTTAAGACCTATACCTGACACAACCTATACCGTAAGAATTACAATGGGTACAGGTATGGATTCTTTATCAGATTCCACAACTACAAATACGGTTTTAACACGGTATCCCGATGCTTACCTATATGGGTGTTTAGCAGCAGCTTACCGTTATTTGTTGGATGAGGCACGAAGTCAATTTTATGATGCACTTGCAACACAAATTATAGAAAAAATTAATACATCTGAAGAAGGTGCTAAATATGGTTCAGGGGTGTTAGTGCAACAAGCATTGGTGGTAGTATGATTCCGTTTGGCCCGTGGACTCCAGACCAACCTGATTTTAATAATCCAGGTGTAACGGTTGCAAAAAATTGTATACCTGCTGCAACAGGGTACAAAGCCTTTCGTGGCTTCGGAGCATTAAGCGGTGCTGCAGATGGATGGATACGAGGGATTGGAACGGCAAAGGGTTCAAATGATTCAATAAACTTTTTTTCTGGTGATGCTACAAAACTTTATAAGTTTGACGCAACTGACTCTGCTTTAGATAATGTTTCTAAAAGTGGAAACTATAGTTTAGGAACAGAAGACATTTGGAATTTTGTTCAATTTGGTGATCGAGTAATAGCATCACACGGCCACGATGACATTTTGCAAAGCTATGTTATAGGAACATCTAGCTTGTTTGCTGATATAAGTGGTAGCCCTGCTGCGGAATATATTGCTGTTGTAAAAGATCAAGTTGTTTGTGCAAATGTAAAATATTCAAGTAATGTACATCCTTCTCGGTTATATTGGAGTGCACTTGATGACCCTACTGGTTGGACAATCGGTACTAGCCAAAGTGATATTCAAGACATTGCGGATTTAGGAAATATCACAGGGATTGTTGGTGGAGAGATTGGTTCAGTATTTTTAGAGCGAGGCATAGTTAGAATGAGCTATGTTGGTTCTCCATTAATTTTTCAGTTTGATAAAGTGGAAACATCTCGTGGTTGCCCTTACTCTGGTTCTATTGCTAACGTAGGTCCAGTATCGTATTATCTTTCGCAAGATGGCTTTTATGTTTTCGATGGAAACAGATCAACACCAATAGGTAATGAGCGAGTCAATAAATTTTTCTTTGATAACTTTGCAAGAAATGCCGAGTATCGTATTTCTGCTCAAGCTGATCCATCAAATCAGTTAATTGTTTGGAGTTATCCTACAGGTTCATCTCAAGATGGAACGCCTGACAGATTATTATTTTACAACTACGTGTTAGATAAATGGTCTTTTGCTGACCTTGAAACAGAACGATTAGGAACAATTATATCTCCAGGTTACACATTAGAACAGTTAGCTAACATATCGAGTTCTATAGAGGACTTACCTGGTTCTTTAGATGACTCATTGTTTGTCGGTGGTGAATACTTACTAGCTGCAGGAAAAGATAAAAAAATAGGAATCTTTAATGCCTCTCGTTTAGAAGCCACTATTGAAACACAAGAATTAGAAGTATCTCCAGGTAAAAGTTCTTTAGTTACACAAGTACAACCGTATGTAGATTTTTTTAATGTCGGCACAACACCAACAGTAACAGCGTCTATACAATCACGTAATAGACATTTAGATAGTGCAGAGTATTCTAGTGCTACATCTGTTACTGCGGATAATTTTATACCAGTACGTTCTAGTGGTCGTTTTCATAAATTAAAATTTACAATAAATGATTTTGATATAGCTCAAGGATTTGATATAACTATACAAGAACGTGGATTAAGATGACTGATTTTAACTTTAGAAGATTATCCAGAGACCCTAGCAATCGTGATATTTCTGAAGTTGTCAATAACATTTTAGATGGAAATACTAATAATAAAGGATCTGTAACATTGACAGCTAGTGCAGCAAGTACGGCTGTAACGGATCTAAGGGCTGGACCAGAAAGTGTGATTGTATTAATGCCAACAACTGCTAATGCAAGTGCAGAAGTAGGGGCTGGAACTATTTATGTAAGTGCCAGAACAAAACAAGCATTTACACTAACTCATGCGAACAATGGACAAACAGATAGAACTTTCAAATATGCAATTATTGGATGAATTTAAAAAAAGACGGCATTTAATAAAAGATGCTTTGGAATATGCAGACAACTCGCATACGCCTGAAGATGTATTAAGTGCGATTGAAAAAAAACGAGCACAACTCTGGCCTTTGCCAAATAGTGTTATCGTAACGGAAATAGTATCATACCCTGCTGGTAGAAGTATTCGGTTTTGGTTAGCTGCTGGTAACATGGATGAATTATTAGCTGCCGAACCATTTATTGCAAAATGGGGTAAAGAAAATTACGGTTGTAAAAAAGTAGAAATTATAGGCCGTAAAGGATGGATAAAAAAATTGAAAAATTATAAACACAAAGCCGTATTATTATCTAAGGAGATAAAAGATGAGTAAGGGCGGAACACGCACAGTTAACACTACGACTAATGTACCTGCATTTGCAGAGCCGTTTTTTAAACGTGGACTAGACGAAGCATTAAAAGTATTTGAAACACCAACAGAGTTTTTCCCTGCATCAACTGTTGTTGCACAATCTCCAGAAACACAATTAGCATTATCAGCACAAAGAGAACGTGCATTAGCTGGTTCTCCGTTAACGCAACAAGCACAAGATTATACAAGCTCAGTTTTAGCTGGAGACTTTCTTGGCCCTAATCCTTTTTTTAATGCGGTCTTTGACCCTGCAGCTCGTGCTGTAGAAGATAGAGTATTAAGTCAAATGAGCAGAGCTGGTCGATTAGGTTCAGGTGCAGAAACAGATATTTTATCTCGTAACTTAGCAGACCTTGCAGGTAACATTGCTTTTAATCAATACGGAGCAGAAAGAGCAAGGCAACAACAAGCAGCAGCCCAAGCACCTGCTATGGCTGATTTAGACTTTGCAGATTTATCAAGACTTGGTCAAGTTGGTGCAGCAAGAGAAGCACAACAAGCTGCAGAACTTCAAGATCAAATACGAAGGTTTGAGTTCCAACAACAAATACCATCACAAAAACTTGCAGATTATTTAACTGCAGTACAGGGTGGTACATTTGGACAAACACGGCAAGAAGTACCCAAAACACCAATAAGTGATTTAATCTTTGGTGGTCTTGGTGGAGCTAATCTTGGACAACGGTTATTCCCAGGTTCATCTATTGCACCAGTCTTAGGTGGACTTGCTGGTGGTTTAGGAGTGTTATTCTAATGGTACAATCATTTTATAGAAGATTGCGTATGCCTCCTACCCCTTTGACAACACCTGCTAATCAATTTGCTAATCCAGGTGGG